TTCTCGAAGAATCAAAGTAATTATGGAAAAGCTAATAGAAGTATTTAATTTGGGTAGTTTGCCGACTGCCCCGCTGGATTCGTTCTTAGAGCTTCAGGAGGATTTTAAGAAATCGGATCCTGATAAATTATCGAAACTACAGATGCTTATTATCACCCGTGGTTTCAAGTATGCATTTAAAGCCTGGAAGGATCCGAATGGAAAGCTGTGGATCATTGATGCTCATCAGCGACGCAAAGCATTACTAGCATTGCGAAAATCAGGATTTACAATACCTGAAATACCTTACGAACCAATCTTTGCTGCAGATAAAAAAGAGGCTGTAGAAGAAATAGCAGCGTATAACTCGGAGTTTGCAACAAAGAACCCTGATACCTTACTTTTTAAAAAGTACGATATTGATGGCGACACAATGGAGCGTTTTAACCTCGGTTATGAGGTCAAAGCTGTAGATTATTCCATCGCAACTCCTTTGTTCGCACAAGAACATGAGTCTGAAAACGTACAGGAAGATGTGGTGGATTTCTCTATTCCTTCTGAAAACGAAGATTCTCCTGGTTCTGTTTTTTCCCAGCCTGGGGATATTTGGTTGCTTGGCAATAATCGTTTGATGTGTGGGGATTGCCGGTCTAAAACGGATGTGTCTGCACTAATGAATGGCCAATACGCTGATTTGCTTGTTACAGATCCACCGTATAATGTTGCCTATCAGGGAGCGACGGAGGATGAACTGACTATCCAGAATGATTCGATGGAAAATGATCTGTTTGCCACCTTTCTTCGCCAGGTATTTACAGTTATGTTCTCAATCTTGAAGCCAGGTGGTGCTTACTATGTATTCCATGCCGATAGTGAAGGCGAGAACTTCCGGGCATCTCTCCGGAAGGTGGGATTTAAAATATCACAATGCTGCGTGTGGGTAAAGAACTCGATGGTCATGGGCCGTCAGGACTATCAGTGGCAACATGAGCCTTGTCTCTATGGGTGGAAACCAGGTGCTGGTCACTTTTGGAATTCAGATCGCAAGCAGACCACTGTTTGGAACTTCGATAAACCACAACGGAATGCCATTCATCCAACTATGAAGCCTATTGCTCTAATGGCTTATCCTATATGCAATTCTAGTTTACCAGGGCAAATTGTCGCGGACTTCTTCTCCGGATCCGGTTCTACACTCTTGGCATGCCAACAAACAGACCGAATTTGCTGTGCAATGGAGATAGATCCACGTTATGTCTCTGCTACTGTATCTCGCTACCGGGCTATGTTTCCGGAGCAACCTGTTCGGCTTATCCGTGGAGGGGAATTGATGAATACTGAGGAAACATTAAAACTCATTGCATGAAAAATGAACTGACACCTACCTCTGATGTAGACCAGATTACTCAAATCGGTGAGGAATATGTATCCCAAGTGCGCACGTTTGGCGCACTTGGGTACACTCCACAACGCATCTGCAGTCTGCTTGGCCTTCGTGGTAAGGAGAAGTTAGCATTGATTGTCCGAATTACTCTCTCTGGAGACGTGTATTATGATGCATATAATAATGGGCATGCTCTTGGAGAATATAATATTGATGCAGAACTTGCGAAGAAGGCAGAAGCTGGAGACATTGATGCGATTAACACTTTGGAAGAACGTAAGAATTTACGTGTTGAATTAGACCTACGAAAACAATTGTTTGGAGTATGACACAATTAGACCACCTTGATAAGATACATCCGGATCTGATTTCAGAGTTCCTGACGACTGGAAGTTGTTCTGGGATTCCGGAGGAAATTCGGCTATTTTTAAAGCAGTTACAATGGGCGGCAGAGATATTTGAATATGAGAGGAATATCACTCGTGCAGCCAAGTTATTACGGCAGAGGATTAATGCTTCTCAACGGATTAATATCGATGAACGGACTTGTAAAGCTCGTATCTATGCTGCCATAAATTACTTTAATATCGATAATAATGTATCTATCAAGGTTTGGGAGTCTAATTATGCAGACAAATACGAGGATTTGGCGAAATTATGCGCTGTAAGGGGAGATTACAAGACGCAGGAGAAATGTTATAATGCGGCCTTGGAATGTCGACGTAGAGCCTCGGAAATAGCCGAAGCGGATCGTGATCTTGGTATCGTATTTCTTATTTCTCCGAATCTTACTCCTGAAGATCTCGGCTTTCAGAAGAAATCAATCAAGGAGATTGCACGTAAGAACAATGAGGGATTTTATATTAACCTAATTGATTCGCTCCCTATTGAGAAGGCTGATAAAAAACGTTTGTTACGTGATGCTGATATCCAGGAAGCAGAAATTATAGAACCTGAAGAGACGGGAGAATAATATGGGTATAGAACTTTATTCACAATCATCGCAATCGCTTAGTGCTGGTGCTGCTACTTTAGATTTGACAGCATCGTTTGAAGAATGCTATCAAAATGCGATGCAGATTAGGGCGAATGTCGTTGACTCAAATGTGCTCATTGTAGAAGCCGGGCGTGCTACGGGTAAAACTGAAGGAGTGATGGGACCACGTATCATTCGTGTTGCAAATGATATGCCTGGAGAGCTTTCATTCTTAGTCCATAAAACATACGTGGCTCTAATGACAAACGTGTGGCCTAATATTCAGGCATACTTTTCCAAGCCGGTGGGCGATGGGCGGCGTTCTATGCTCGAATATGGTATTGATTACATCGTGGGGGAAACGAAAATACCTTCCCATTTCCGAAAGCCTCGATATCCGATTGCTTATCCAAAACATAGCATTCTGTTTCGTGATGGCCATCACCTGCAAATGGTGAGTTCTGATCAGCCTGAATCTGTTGCCGGTCGAAGTGGAGTGCATGCCTTCGTGGAGGAAATGAAACACAATAAAGGAGAGAAGTTAAAAACTCGTTTGTTCCCGTCTCTGCGTGGTTCTTCAGCTTCTATCCGTATGTCACATTATTATCAAGGCATAACCGGCGTGTCGGATACTGCCCGTTTGGACTTAGGGGAAGACAATTGGTACGAAGAGTATGAAAATAACGTCAATCAGCAGCTTATTGATGAGATCGCATCAGCCTCTTTATATCTACATGCAGCCCTATATAAAATATACCGCAATAATATCCGGATGAGAGAGGAAAAGAATCCTGTTATCATTGAAGCCCTTCGTTTGGAAACAGAGAAAGCAAAACGTGTTGTAGCAGCTTGGAAGCCACGCCTTGCGGATATGCGTAGAAATGCGAGCTACTATATCCGTGCTTCTTCTTTTGCGAACAAGGATATACTAGGGCCTAAATTTTTCCGCACACAGCTTGAATCACTTGATCTCGATGAGTTCTTGACTTCTATTTGTGCAATCCGCAAGAAGGAAGTCGTTAATAAATTCTTTGCAAACTATCGGAAAGACAAGCACCAGTTCTCCGATGGCTATCGCTATGAATCAATTTTAAAACTTGATTTGCGTGAACACTTTGTTTTAACTTCCAGGTATCTAAAATATTACGATAAACGTGAACGGATCTTTCTTGGTTACGATCCCGGACACTTTTCCAGTATTGTGGCTGCCCAGGAAAGGGATTATGGTCATGAACTCCGTGTCCTGAAAGAATTTACATGTTATTATCCGGCAGAACAGCCGGAGCTGGCAAAGCAAATATTTGATTATTTTGGAACTGATGCGATTAATAAACACATTGTGCTTTATCATGACCGGGCAGCCAATAAACGTCGTGAAGACCTTGAAAAAATAACGTCTGATGCTCGTATCTTGAAAAGAGAATTAGAAAGTTACGGCTTTACAGTTGAACTTATGAACGAAGGACAATCTACAATATACCACTGGCAGCAATTTAAGCTTTTATTGCTCTTGTTTGGTGAGCGAAGTAATGCATTACCCGTATGTCGGATAGATGAGAATGAATGCCCGAACCTTTGTAGTGCCATTCCGCTTTCCCCTTTAAAGAAAACGGATGGGCGTATTGAACTAGATAAATCTTCTGAAGTTAAAGTGCCACTGAAACACCAGGCAGGACTTACAACACAGCTTCCTTCTGCACTAATTTACCTACTTTTCGGGCTATACGGTGATAGAATACAAGGTGAATTAAGTAATATACCGGATGATTTGCCCGAAAATATAGGGATATAATGTACATGCTAGAGTAATATCGTTATCCGTAAATCTTATATAATATAATGCTTTTGACATCGTTTTTATATGTAAAATACAGGTTTACAGGCTAAAGACGTTTTGAAAACAAAAAAACGAAAAAATGTAAGACGAAATTCTCCACGCCCCGCTGAAAAAGCGGTTTGAGGTGCAAAAAAAGGCATTTGTCCGGAAATATGACAGTGCCCTCGGCTCGTCCTTTCGAGAGGGGGGTAAAAACGGTAATTTCGAGCATGGAAACGACGATGACAGGCATAAATGCACTGCAATGGGCTAAGGAGATCTCAAAGTTGCCGGATGGGTGCTTCACCATTGCTTTCTTCCCTTACTCTAAGCAGAAAGGAGAGGCTTCCGAAAGGTTGGCAGTGAGGGAGGGGTGCACATTCCGAACGCAACTTCCTGAAGAACGGTTCAGTATTGATGGTGAGAACTTCTTTCTCTTTAATGATGGGAACGGTGATCCCAAAATGTGCTATCGCATACTTATTCGCTACATGGGGTTTCCTCAAGATGGATATAAATTGCATAAAATAGACTGGTTATGAGTGATAGTGTAGAGATGTTGGGAAATTATGGTTACTATGCAGAGAGTGGTAGTGTCATTTCCTTTCAATTAGGTACGAATCCCACGGCAGGGCTGAAGGATCCGAGCTTCGTTAATTCAAATACAATTCTTCCTGCAGACTACAATTGGCAGTCAATTGGTGGGTTTAATGTGTGTGCACGTGGAGCTAATAACATGAAGTGTGAAGAGGTAGAGAACGATATCAAGAAGAACCGTTTATTGCCTCGATTGATAACCAAACAGGTTAATATGCTTTATGGGCTTGGCCCGGCTATATACGTCAAAAGCATAAAAGACGGAAAGTTCGTTAAGGAGTGGGTGGATTGTCCGGAGATAACAGCCTGGCTTGAATCCTGGAAAGACCGTGGTCTGGAGTCTGATTACAAAGAAGTAGCTAAGGGAAATATCAAGAACTACTATTACTTTCGTGACTACTTTGTAAAATGGCGCATGACACTTGGTAACCGTGTCGGAGAACAACGGCCGGTAGCTGGTCTTGAGTTGATGGAGAACAGACGATGCCGGTTGGCAACACAGAAAAAAGATGTTGTTACAGAGTTGGTCAATTATAAGGACTTCACTCATATTGCAGTTGGGCGATGGAGTTATGGCATTTCTAAATATTTGTTTTATCCTCGCCTGGTGATTAATGACATTCGGAATATCAAATGGGCGGCAATATCTCACCATCGCGAGAAATCGGTTAGTGAATTTTATGGCGTAAATGAAACTCATGAAGGGACAAAAGCCTATATCAAAGGCTCAAATGATACTGCTTATTACATAAACTCTTTCTTAAAAAATTCGTTGGCCGCTAAGATTCATATCATTATCCCGAATGCGTGGGTTGAATCAAAGCGTGCACAAATTACAAAAATATGTAATGAGAATATGGAGCGAAAAAGAAAGAACGAACCTCTTCTGACCTATAATGGGATTGAAATCGGAACAACCTATAAAGAATCGTATTTTCTTAAATACCTCAAGCAGGAACTACGCAATATT